GTTAACAGGTGGCTTAATTAGCTCAACTGGTACAATTACAGGTAGTAGTCACTTAGGTAGTGTTGTTAGTGTAACTGGTAACGTAACTGGTGCTAGTTTAATTGGTACTATCGCTACAGCAAGTCAAACGAGCATTACAGCAGTTGGCACATTGACATCATTAGCTGTAACTGGTAACACAACAAGTGGTAACTTGTTAACTGGTGGTTTAATTAGCTCAACTGGTACAATTACAGGTAGTAGTCACTTAGGTAGTGTTGTTAGTGTAACTGGTGCTGTTACTTCAGCTAGTGTTGTCGGTGGTGTGATAACAGGAAGCTCGTTAAGTGTAACTGGTACAGTAACTGGTACAAGTTTCGTAGGTACTGTTGCTACAGCAAGTCAAACTGCTATTACCTCAGTTGGTACATTAACGTCGCTGAGTGTAAGTGGTAACATTACTGGCGGTAACTTAAGTGTAGGTACTGGTACAATTACACTCAACAACATTGTTAACGGCGGAACAAGTGCTACTGGCAACGTTGGTTCTACAGCATTACCGTTCAATACAGTATTTGCTAAAGCAACATCGGCACAATACGCTGACTTGGCAGAGCAATACTTGGCAGACGCGTTATATGAGCCAGGTACAGTTGTGTCATTTGGCGGTGCTCTTGAAGTTACAGCATCAACAGCAGATAGTGATGCACGTGTAGCTGGTGTTGTATCAACAAATCCTGCTTACTTGATGAACAGTACTTTAACTGGCGATAATGTTGTAGCAATAGCATTAACAGGTCGCGTACCATGCCGTGTAACTGGCACAGTACGTAAAGGTGATTTAATGGTATCAAACGGTGACGGTACAGCTAGAGCAGAAGCTAACCCCGCAGTTGGTACAGTAATTGGTAAAGCCTTAGCAGACTTTGATGGTGTTACTGGAGTTATTGAAATAGTTGTAGGCCGTGTGTAAAAAGCATAGCTAGCATGATAAATGATAGGACCTGCGGGTCCTATCATTTTGTGTAAATATATTATATGATGATTGGAAAACTCTAATGGATGCTAGATATCGTAAAGATTACTTTGGTGAATTTGTGATTATTGAGTCAAAGTGGTCACAGGGTAAGAAAGAAGAAAAGCGTGTATGGATTGACAATCCCATCACAAACGAGCATCTGTCAGGGATGGCCGCTTGTATATGCAGTGACATAGACTATAAATCTTTTAACTACAGAATACTGGAATCACACAATGGCGGACTACTGGCAAGTAGAACACTGCAAACATATGGCACAGCTAAAACAGCTCATCACATGACGCTGGATTTTTCAGTTGATACAGATTTAACTAATCTAGTACCCTTAGTTGAAAACAAATACGTTGAAAGTAATATAGTTTATACTACCGCAAGAAATTGTATCACTAAACCTGGTGAATTTTATTTAATCCCAATGAATCCTCATTTGTGTACAGAGGCACTGCCGTTGTACCTCGCCGCGTTTGACGGTCACAAAGAAATTTATATGTTGGGTTATACTAGCGAAACACCAATTACACGAAGAGATTCTGTTCTACACATCGCCGAAGTAATAAAAGCATATAGCGGAACTACATTTATCATGGTAGGCAATAAAGACAACATGCCCGAAGAATGGTTATCGCTACCCAACACTGAAAATTTTACTTACAGACATTTTATCAGTTTTTGTGACGTATAAAGCTGCTGTACTACTGAAATTTTACTTTGTACTGCTTGGAAATTAACTGTAGACCATAGCCCAGGGTGCATTGGCCTAGGATTAGTTCCAGCATCAATCCATGCGTATCCGTAATGTTCACTATTTAGTACGGGTGTAAATTCTTCTTCGACTACACAAAAAAATGTATGATAGCAAAATTTATTATCAATACTGGTAAATTTTTCCAAAGGAATAATCTTTATGTATTCTGGCATGCTGCCAATCTCTTCCTGGCATTCTCGCGTCATCGTAGTCATTAGAGATTCGCCTGATTCAACTTTTCCACCAGGTAAAGACCAGCATTGCGGATGCTTGTCGTCATTCCTCATCAAAAACAAATATCTTTTTGTGGCGGCAGAATAAAACCAAACGCCTACGGCATCAATATTACTGTGTGCTTCGTTCATAAAAGTATTTACACTCACTGTAAGTACTTAGATTATAATTGACCACTGACCTCCTGGGTAGAGCCCTTGATATGACTTAACCCAATTATAGCCGGTCCACTTATATTGTATCTCAGTGACTATATTTGTTACATATTGTATATTACCAGGACTGCTTTCACCACTAAAAGAAATGACCCAGCGTGAGCCATCATATTCAATTATATCGTTGGGATAAGCTGTTACACTTTGACCAGCAGTGCCTAACCAACCCGGAGCTGCCCCAACTGGTTCAGTCAACAGATACCTTTGCCCAACCGCCGCTGCAGGTAAGCCATAGTCTGGCCCACTTAACTGCGGATTTATCACCGAGTTCACTGCTGGCAATGTATTAGAGGGTATAGACTCTGAGATAATGGTAAACAATAAAAATTGATCATTTGTAGGGTCAAAGGCCACCGTGCCATACACTTGACTTCCATCTTCTTGTGTTAACGCAATTAAACTGATGCCCGGTCGCAATACACCGTACATATTGACAATTGGTGTCCATGTTAGATTGCTGGTAGTTACGGGATCAGGCGGCGCTAACGCATAGTTAGGTTCATCTACCACAGCACTTTGAGCCAGTATCTGAAGTTTATTACCTATTAACACAACTTGATATCTGTATGGTGTAATATATTGTCGCGTACCTAGCAGCAGATCATTGTTGGAAATAGCGTTGACTAAATCGCCGCTGCCGTCGTAGATGCTGGCAATAATAGTTTCTACTACTCCCAGTTTCTTAACTTTAGCTGGTAGCGACAGCCAAATAGGTAAAGCAAACTTTAAAGTACTAATCTCGATGGGGTCTGCGGTGCCTTGCGGAATTGGTTTGCTCGACCATCCGCTGCTGACTAATTCGACTATACTTAAGCTGGTCCAATCTAAAAAATTATCTGTACTTTGTATTTCTAAGCTAGGGTTAAATAGCGGTAAGATTTGTTCTAATATCTGCATTTTTTGATTAGTATTACTAGTCCAGATATCTAAGTTAATTGACAATTTATAAGGCGCTGGCATATAACGTTCAACAGTAAACGCATTACCCTGAGTAGTTTCGTAGGTATTTGTAGCAGCATCGTATTGTCTTTGGCGTATAGCTTTATTATCTACGTATGTGGGATTCTGCATACGTGGTCTGTCGTAATCCAGCCCGGTAATATAAAAGGTCATTAACGGGGTTGATGGCATATTATTTGCTGAATTATCCTGCATGATAGTTTGAGCTTGGCGACTGGCGTCGCCATATCTCACAGGTACTCGATATAATGTATCGCCCGTGTTGGCAGCACCAGCTTCGTTGCGACCAAACTCCACTGAGAATCCGCTGAACATACGCGCAAATTGTGTTAGATAACGCCGAATCTGACCATCAAAAAAGTACTGTTGTGCCATTTATCGTCCTCTAGGCGGCGGGTTAGGCGGTAAATTACCGCCGGCATTACCGTTATCTGCTTCAGGTTTAAGTAACTGTGATAAACTTTGACGACTTGGTATGTTACCTTGATCTGTTGTGGGCACAGTATAAGGATTGTTGATAAAACTGGAACGTTGTGTGGTATTTGACAATCCCCAATCCAATGGTGTGCGCACGTCGTCACTAATGGCTAGCCACATTGACCCGTTGAATCTAAACAAACGATTTGGAAAATAATCTAATCTCAAACAATAATCTCCACTTGCGGGCGATAAAGGAAAACTCACACCCGGTGTAACTGGCAATCCATTTGGCGCCATATTATCGCCGGTTAAGTAGCCCATGGTATAGCCAAAGGATTTAGGTGTAGTGCCTTCGTCGGGTTGTGTGCCGTCTACCTTAGGAGCAGTTTCGTCGGCAAATAATCCTTCGCCGGCAGGTTCACTGAGTGGTGTAGTGGGCAGTATATAAAATGCGACATTATCGTAACCACTAAGCGGGACTTCTATATTGGCTTGAGCCACTAGCGCATCATTGATGGCAAGATCTTTGTTGCGCGTAGATGTAATATCGCCGACTGTAGTTGGTTTTTCAATCAGTGCCCAATAATTTGGATCATTGATATCAGTGCCCGGCGGGACATTTTTTGTGGCTTCGTAGTATTTACCACCGTTATCAACCACCATACCGCCGGGATAAAAATTACCACTGTCCCACACATTATCCGGCATAAGTGGTTGATTAATGATCTGCTGATATTCTTGTGCGTTGACCATTGGTGTAGCTTTAACACGCCATAAGTGAGGTAGCCAAGTTTGACTAAATCCTTCGGCAGCATAGGAAGCATCTTGAATTACATAATATTTGGGCAGCGCACGAGTAATGTTTGTGTTAAGCGGATAATAATCTTTTAAGTTGGGTAATTCTAATACATCGCCGGACATTAACTTACGACCAAATGTGTCTATCATATTGTTATAATGAAATGTGATAAAAAGTGTGTCGTTGTTTAAGAATAATCCAAATTGTGTTAAGTCAAAATCGATGTCACTATGAGTATAAACACCGCGCATTATATAGATATTGGGATCATACGATCTGTCACGATTTTCCAGCAGTAGTAAATCTTCGATGAATAGAGGATTTTGACTGCTGTAAACAGGTAAAGTAGCATCAGCATTGCCGGGGTTGGCTGTAGTGTCTACAATAGGCCCCATATATTTGTGTACGTGGATGTCTACGCCACCTACAGTATAGCGTTCAGATATCGTACGATCTAAAAATTGGTAGTCGGAGGTTCTATTTGGACGCCATAAACTTAATCTTGGAATTTTGTTTCTCCCGTTATTCTATACGTATTTAGCCCTTTTTTGGTTGACAGTAAATACCAAATCGTGTATAATACTGACATGCTAACAGAACTTACTGAGCGTATAACCAACGCAGAAAATCAAATATTAAAGGTAAAAAACAAGCAGGTTCGTCGCGATTTAAGTAAAATGCTAGCAACTATAGACTCTGCTTTTACAGAAATAGACAAGGAGTTAGTAGTATGTAGGCGTATACAACGTACTACTATCAAATTTGCGGAGTTAACACAGAAAGTAACAGATTTACTAGACAATTTAGAACAACATATTACACTAGCATTATTACTTGGTTGACTTTCCTCTAACACTCCTATATACTACGAATATGATTAAAAAACTCAACACTATCAAACGTCTAAAACCCAGCGCAGCAGATACTACTTATATGGGTGCTGAACCTGAATGGGTAGAGCAACCTGCGGAAGGATTTAGAATCTCAACTATCTCTAGAGCTTTTAATTGGTACAATCAATTTTATGGCAGAAAAGACGCTAAAGATATGATTGCTACTTATCTAGACTATGCTGATAGAAGTCAAGAGGCTAAAATAATCCGCGCTATCCCGGATAATCAAATACGCATAACTATTGGCTGGGTTTGTCGTATGAGTTTAATAGGACTAATTTTAAATGATTATGAGCGATCTCTAGTCGAAGATGAAATCACCAAGTTAGTTAATTCTAAACAATCAGCAGCTAAATCTAACACCACAGTTGCTGATCAAGCACAGGCTAAATTAACTATTCAAGATCATTTACGAGAAAAAGCCAATGAATGTGCCGGCGAACTCGAAGGATTGTTTGACAATTTTATCGTAGCTGAAACAAAAATGTCCGCTGATTTCAAACCTATGGCACTATTACGCAGCATGAATATTGTGCCACAGATGATTGGCAATATCACGGCAGTTTGGCGTTTACGTTTGCAAGAATTTAACGAAGTTTTGGCGGGCAAAGATCCGCAACTAGTTGAAGGTTATAGTCATTTGACCAAAGTTCAACTTAAAAATTGCGTAAAATTCTGCGAGCTTGTTATCGGTGATTGCGAATCTTATGCTCAATTGAAAAAGACTGAGCGTAAGCCCCGTGCTAGAAAAGCAGTAAGTCCGGAAAAGTTATCAGCTAAATTCCGTTATCTCAAGGAGTTTAAAGACCTCGAGCTTAAATCAGAATCACCAGTAAAACTAGTAGAAGCCAGCGAAGCATGGCTTTACAACACAAAAACACGCAAACTTATACACGTGGTGGCAGATGAATACGCCGTGAGGTTTACCATTAAAGGTACTAGCATTATATCATTTGACAAAGTTACCACAGTACAAAAAACTCTGCGCAAACCAGAAACACAGTTAAAAGCAATTATGACTGTGGGTAAACCAGCGGCTCGCAAAGAATTTGCCAGCATTAAGTCCGCGGAAAGTCCATTTAACGGTCGCAGCAATCCTGATCTAATCATTCTCAAAGCCTGGTAATGCATAAATAATAGGGAAGGAGATATTCCCTATTATGACTTTAGAATCACAATCCACGCTTGAAACATTGAAGCAAAATCTCATTGAGTATGTACGATTACAATTAGCAGATGATATCATTGACATTGAATTAGATGCCAGCCATTATGAATCTGCTTATCGTAATACTATAGGCACCTATCGTCAGCGAGCTGCTAATGCCTATGAAGAAAGTTATATCTTCATGGAGCTAGTTCAAAACGTAAACATCTACGATTTGCCACAGGAAATCATCCAAGTTAGACAGATTTTCCGCAGAACGTTTGGAGATTCAACTGGCCCATATGCTTCAAATTTTGATCCTTTTAGCCAAGCCACACTCAACGTTTATTTGATGAACTTTAATGTGTCGGGTGGATTAGCAACTTATGATTTTTATAGTCAGTACGTAAAATTAGCTGGACGTATGTTTGGTGCTTACATGAACTTTACATGGAATCAAGTGACTAAAAAATTACAGTTAATACGTGATCCAAAAGGCACAGGCGAAGAAGTTTTGCTCTGGACATACAATCTAAAACCTGAAGTTAATCTACTGTCAGATTTTCAGATACAGCAGTGGATTAAAAACTATATGTACGCTAACTGTAAATTGATTATCGGTGATGCCCGTGAAAAATTCGCCACTATCAACGGACCACAGGGCGGAACTAGTCTAAACGGCGCAGCAATGAAAGCAGATGCTAAAGAACTAATGGCTCAATGTCTTCTTGATCTTAAAAATTATGTCGATGGTTCACAACCCATAACATTTGTTATTGGCTAGTAAATTCAACAACTTATACGGTAAAGTTTTTCTTGTAATCTGTTGGACATAATGCTACAATAGCTCTATGTCCAACTTAATGATAGATATAGAAACTCTTGCCACAACTCCAGACGCTCTTATACTGACTATAGCAGCACAGAGTTTTGATCCTTTTGGGCACGGTTATTTAGATAGGCATTATTATGCTCGTATTACTATAGAAAGTCAAGAAGATCGTGCGATAAATGAAGAAACTATCAAATGGTGGGCCACACAACCTGAGGCACAAGCTGAAGCTTTCAACGAAGCAGATCGTGTAGATTTAGACACAGCACTTGATGACTTATACCGTTTAGCATGGCAGCATGATTTAATATGGGCACAAGGGCCGACATTCGACATCAATATTCTAGAACACGCTTATCGTAGTCGTAGTCACAAGCAACCGTGGCAATATTATAAGATACGTGATAGTCGCACTTTGATGTCAATGTGGACAGATTGCCCCAAACCTCCAGCTAGCCATCACGCATTAGAAGACTGTAGACGACAGATTGATCTAGTTCAACTGACGTTAAAACAGTTGAGCATTACATCGATTAGATAAGGAACATATATGATTATTGGAATTTCTGGCCTAATAGGCAGCGGCAAGGACACTATAGCAGATTACTTACAGAATATACATCAATTCCGCAGAGAAAGTTTTGCTAATAGTTTGAAAGATGCTGTTGCTATGGTGTTTGGTTGGCCTCGAGACATGTTAGAAGGCAGGACCCGCGAAAGCAGAGAATGGCGCGAACAGGTAGACCCATGGTGGTCAGAACGTTTTGATATTCCCAATTTAACGCCGCGTTGGGTGTTACAATATTGGGGAACAGAAGTTTGTCGGCGCAATTTCCACGATGATATTTGGATTGCTGCCTTAGAAAATAAACTACGTAAAACACAAGATGACATCGTAATTTCAGATGTTAGATTTCCCAACGAAATTGCTGCTATTAAAAATGCCGGTGGCACAGTTATTCGTGTTATTCGTGGACCTGAACCCGAATGGTTTAAGTGGGCCATTAGTGTAAATCAAGGACCCAACGACAATATTACCTGGGCATTAAGTAAACATAACTTAGAAAAAGCCAACATTCACACTAGCGAAACTGCTTGGGCTGGTACGGAATTTGATAAAATTATAGATAATAACGCCGATGGCTTAGATCAACTTTATCAACAGATCAGCGATCTGGTTCAAGATCTCCGGCACGCCACGGTAAATCCAACTTTGTAACTTCTATAACGCAGTTTTGACAAATAGTTCTAAGATTTTTTGGGGCTGTATTGTTCATATTGCCGTCTATATGATAAACTAGTAGCTGAGCAGCATACTTACTTCTAAACCCGCATCTATCACATGCGGGTTTTTTTTGATATCCAGTTTCAGTCCATTTTGGCACAGCAGGTTTAATTTTCTTACGCCGTTTAAGGCAGTTTTCACACATTTTTCGATAATAAATCTTGCCGTTACGATGGCAATTCACAG